AAGACAATATTGACTATAAATACTGGAAAGATGCTAATACAGGTGAATATGCACTATCAGATGATAAATATGTAGCTAAAGTCATTAGTCGACGAGAATACGCTTCAAACCATGATATTCCTAATATATATTTACGATTTCCTTGGGGATATACATTTTATAATCCTAAATATGCATCAAAAAAGCTTAATGCTCAAGGAAGAAAGACTAATGTGACTATGACAGGTAAAAGTTACATTGAAGTACAGTCAGGGCAAGATAAGATGAAGAATCTTGCAATGATGTTTGCTTTAAAGCCTGATTATGATTTAGCAATTGAATGGGCGATGGGGGCAGTAACAGATACTGAAAGGCGCAAGTGGAAGCGCACAATGAAATCGGAGGTTTTTAAAGATATGGTTAAAGATGAATTGTCTAAGTTATTATTAGATAGAGGTTTGACAGAAGGTTATACCTTGCAATTGTTAGAAGATACGATTATCATGGCTAAAGATAAGAAAGATGTTTCTAACTTATTAAGGGCGGTTGAGAATTTGCAAGATATGCATGGTATGAAAGACAAGTATTTAGTAAAAACTACTCAGCAAATCGAAGCTACGAGCTCAACTAAGCTTATAGATGAATTGCGAGAAGAAGAACAGCATTTATTAGCAACTAAAACAACAATTGAGGAGATTCCTAAGGATGAAGCCCAAACAATTAAAGATTCCAGCGATGGAGACGGGGAAGGATACCCTTCAAGCGAAGAAAGTCCGAATAGAGACACCGATGGGGAATATTGAAAGTGATAGTGGTAATCATTTGATAGATGTAGGTACTATTATACTTATTATGGGAATATTTTTTGTTATGAAGAAATTTTTTAACGCAACATAATGGATTACGAAGAGCAATACGCGCAAAAGCAAATTTTGCAGAAATTATACGGGAATATGGCACTTTTTGGAAGAATGTGCTTTCCCTCAGCATTAAGGAAAGAGATACCTCCCTTCCACAGCGATATATATCGTGCTCTTTCTGATGACAGTGCACGACGGGTAGCAATAGCTGCCCCTCGTGGTACTGCTAAGTCTACTACTACAAGTTTAATCTTTCCTTTGTGGAGAGCAGCATTTAAGCGGAGCGATGAAGACTTATTTATAGTTATTATATCTGAGTCACAAGCGCAGTCTATTAACTTCTTATCAAGACTTAAGTATCACCTTGGGAACTCCGATAGGTTTAAAGAGCTTTTTGGAGATTTGGGCCCTACTACCGCGAAAAGATGGACCAATACTGATGTAGTCCTAGCAAACGGGACAAGAATCATCGCAGTTGGTACAGGACAACGTGTTCGTGGTTTTATTGAAGGAGATACAAGACCAAACTTGATAATAGTTGACGATTTTGAATCCGAACTCAATGCGTTTACTGTAGAAGCTAGAGTTAAAAATCGTAGATGGATGACAGAGGCCGTTATACCTTCATTATCTGACGACGGCAAGATAGTAATGATTGGTACTGTTATATCTGAGGATTGTTTTCTTTATTGGGTTAAGGAAAGCTCCGCTTGGCAAGTATTATGGTATGCTATTACTCAAGATGATGGTAAATCAATATGGCCTGATAGATTCCCTATGGAGCGTATTAAGCAAATTGAAGAAGAATATAAATCGGTAGGTAATATTAATGGATTTTATCAAGAGTATATGAATATTGCTCAATCGCCTGATTCAGCACCATTTAAACCAGAATGGATGAAAACACATCAATATGATTATGCAAGACGAGATGGTCAAAATTTATTGGTAAGAACTGTTGGCGATGAAGAGACTGTTATACCTATTGATATTTATGGAGGGGTAGACCCCGCATCATCATTGTCAATGAGGGCTGATTTCTTTGTAGTTGCTATGGTTGGAGTAGATGCAGAAAATAATAAATACATTATAGATATGTTTCGAGACCGCATTTCTCCTGAATTGCAACCTCAGAAGATTATTGATATGTATAAAAAGTATAAACCTCGTAGAATAAAGATTGAGACAGTAGGTTATCAAGAAGCCCTTAGGACAGCAGTTCGTGAAATCATGCGTAATGAAGACTTATATATTCCAGGGTTAGAAGCTGGTGTAAAACCTCGAACAAGAAAGTCAGAAAGATTATTGTCATTGGTTCCTATGTTTGCAAAAAAGCAATTTCATTGGAGACCGCAAGATATAGAGGGTCAAAAAGAGTTTATGGCTTATCCTAAAGGAAAACATGATGATATCATGGATTCTATATGGACTGCACTTGATGGACATAGACCTTGCAGAGAGAAAGAATGGGTAAAAATTGATGAAAATCACAAAAATCCTAAAAAATTCCTTGACTGGCTTACACTTTAGGTATTAAATTATGGCTATGCCAGACCGTCCAGAATCCAATCAACAGGAACAGTACACGGAATTTGTCAATGAGACACAGAACCTGTACGATATCTACTCTAAGGAGCGAGATAACTGGTCGCGTCAAGCAAAAGAAGATAAAGAATTTAGATTAGGACGACAATGGACAAGAGAGCAAGAAGAAGTTTTAAAAGCTCGCGGACAAGCTCCAATTGTAGTTAACCGAATACATCCTGCTGTTGAAGCAGCAAAATCAATGCTTACTGCTAATAGACCATCTTTTAGAGTAGCTCCCCGAGAAGATTCAGACAATAAAGTAGCGCAAGTTTTATCAGCGCTTCTTTCATATATGTATGATATTTCAGATGGAACTACTGTTGTAAGACAGACTATAGATGATTATTATACAATGGGAGTTGGATACATACAGGTTTATCAAGACCCTATGATGGACATGGGTAAAGGTGAAGTTTGTATGCATAATATTGACCCAATGGATGTATACGTTGACCCTAATTCAAGAAAAAAATTCTTAGATGATGCTGAAAACATTATTATATCAAGGATGTTTACTAGAGCACAAGCATTAAAAATGTATCCTATGTATGAGGACGCTATTCAAACTGCAGCTTCTACCCAACGATGGGATGAGGTTGATACTGGAAGGTCTACAGACGGCTTGGCAGCTACTTTCCCAGAAGATGTGAATACTGTTCAGGAGCAAGATTATATACGAGGATATGAAAGATATTTTAAAGTACGTGTTCCTAAATTCAGGATATATGAGCAATTTAGTCGAGATGAATATTTATATGGAGAAGAAGAATTTCAGCAATATGTTCAAAAACCAGCATGGATTCTTCAGGAAAAACAAGTATTAACTGACCCTGCTCAAGTACAAGCACTTGTTCAACAATATGAGCAGCAAAAAGCTCAGGCTATAGAACAAATGAAAATGCAAATGGCTGCAGGGGGGAAAGACCCTAATGCTGCAATGGAAGAGGTAGAAAAGCAGTTTCCACCACTACCTATTGAGCAAGTTAATTTCGAAGAATTAATTAAACGAGGGTTTATTCAGGTTGTTAAGGTAACTGTAGAACGTGTTAAGCATTGCGTAGTTATGGGTGATAAATATTTGTATTCGCGCATTTTGCCAATAGATAAATATCCGCTAATTCCCGTTATGAACATTCACACGCGTACGCCATACCCGACATCGGACGTTAGAATGGTTAAGGGATTACAGGAATTTATAAATAAAACTCGCTCTCTTATTATTGCCCATGCTACCACTTCTACTAATGTTAAGATATTAGTACCTGAAGGTAGTGTGGATATGAAGAATTTTGAAGAAAAGTGGTCACAGCCAGGAGTAGCCATATCTTATGACCCTACAGATGGTCCTCCTATGCCTGTACAGCCTAGTCCATTACCAAATGAGCTATATCATAATGAGAATACAGCAAAATCTGATATAGACCATCAATTAGGTTTATATGAAATGATGATGGGTAATACGCAGGCTGCTCCACAAACCTATAAAGCTACTATTAGTTTAGATGAATTTGGTCAACGTAAAATGCGTTCTAAGCTTGCTGATATTGAATCAGCTTTGACAAGAGTAGCTCAAGTTGCAATTCCATTAATGCAGCAATTATATACAGCTGAAAAAACATTTAGAGTAGTTCAGCCTAATAACTCATTAAGCGAAATGGTTATTAATAAAAAATTAGTAGATGATAAGACTGGTGAAATTGAAGTATTTATTGATATCACAGTTGGCATGTACGATGTTGTCTATGTAGCAGGTTCAACCTTACCTACAAATAGATACGCAGAATTAGAGTTCTATATGGATGCATATTCTAAAGGCCTAATTGACAGACAGGAAGTTCTTAAGAAAACTGAAGTATTTGATATGGAAGGTGTTCTTGAAAGAATTGACATTATTAATCAATTACAGCAACAATTAAAAGCATCTCAGGAACAAATTAAACAGCTTAAGGGTGACTTACAAACTAGAGATAGAGAGTCGGTCAATCTTCGTAAGAAAGTTGAAGTCGAGAAGTTCAAAGCAGACTTGGATGGAGTTAAAACTAAAACAAAAGCAGCCAATACTCTGTATGAAGCTCGTCTCGATGACAACATGTCCGCGCTAAAGAAAGATATAGCTTTAGCTAGTAAAGAAATAGCAGCCTCACCTTCGATGGACGACGAAGCAGGCTAAAAAGGAATAAATACAATGGAAGAAAATAATACTATGGATACCCCTCAACCGCAAACGGCTAATACTAATACGGGCATAGACCCATTTGGTGCGCCTACAAGCAATGAAGGCTCCAGTGATGATAACTTATCCGTTGCAGATGCATTTTCTGGAACAATAGATGAGGTAGCAACTGAAGCACCGTCTCAAGATGGTCAACCTTCTGAAACTCCACAAGCTAATGATGCTAAGAATGATGAAACACGATATCAATATTGGCAATCACAAGCTGCAAAAAAAGAGAAC